CCGTTACCACCTGGAAGAGTGTTAACAACGTCAGTTGCGCCGTTAATTGCGCCCTGTCCACCTTGTCCACCTGCACCAATAGTGACGTTGTAAGTTGTGCCTGGGTTTACGGCAATGTTCTTAACAATTACCTGGCCACCAGCGCCACCGCCGCCTGCCACGTTCTGAGAACCGCCGCCGCCACCGCCGCCCGCGCCAACGAGGACGACTTGAGCGTAGGTCACACCTGCAGGAGCAGTCCAGGTACCACTGGCTGTAAAGGTGGCCTCATTAACAAACAAACGACCCGAATTGTCATTCGGGAAGACGATAAAGTCTTTACTTGAGGAGATTGCCATTTATATACCTGTCCTTTTCCTATTATTAAGAAATCAATACGCCTGAAATCAAAACGTCTACAGCAGAAGCAACGTCTGCAGTGACGGCAATGGTCTCAGTGGCGTTCAAAACTACGCGGGCATCAAAATTTACTGTGCCATTTGCAGGCACTTGTAGACCTGAGCAAAACGCGAAACCACCAGTTGTTACTGTTACGGTGCGGGTTGCTGCAGTCTTATTAGCAAGAACAACATTGGTGATGATTGCAGTGTTACTTGCAGGAACCGCATACGCAGAAGCATCCGTGGTTCCAGCAGTAAGTGCTCTAAAACGTGTTACTGTTGTAGGCATTAGTCGAGTACTCCTATATACGCTAGTACGGTTAGGTTAGCAGCCTCTGCAGCGATTGCAGCGACCTTAGTATTTCCCGCAGTGTTGACTGCAGAAACCTGTGTAGAGCCAGCTGTGTTAACAGCAGTTACCTGTGTTGTACCAGCGGTTGTGATTGCTGTTACGCGGTCAGCGGTTGCAGCAACGATGTCATTGACGCCCAGAAGGGTGCCCATAGTTTCAAGTGCCTTAGCAACATAGATTAGGTCTTGAGCAGTATACGTACTAGCGTTTAGGCTAGAAGTAATCTCTGACTTAACCGCATCAATCTGCGTACTAAGCGATGTATAGTCTGGCATGGGTTTTACCTACCTTCCGAGGTTATTAAAAGTATATCGTTTTTAAATATAGGGTCATCGTAAACCATAGACATTATGCCTGAGCCTCAACCCATGAGATACGAGCCGAGATATTTCCCGCCGCAGTTCCGATGTTAGTAGCTGTAAGGACGATGATATCTGGACCGTTAGGGTAGCTAGGGCTAGATACGTTTCCATCACCGCTGATAATTGAGTTACCAAGGTCTCGGGTGGTGCTAAGGTCGTAGTTAGAGACGTTGTAGTTTGAAGCTCCACCGCCATTTTCTGAGTAGAAGGAGGCAACGGAGTCACCGCCCGCAATACGGCCAGAGGCAGTTTGGGCACCTCCAGCGCCTGGGCCAGTATTATCAAAGTAGATAATCTGAGCCAAAGAACCAGAACCAACTAGGTCACGTCCCCAGTCATCAGGCAAACCAATGTAGCCAGTACGAGGGGTGAAAACGATACCGCCTGATACAGCTCCATTATGTGGCACAGATAGGGTAACGATGTTAGCTGTAACAGTCGCTACCTGAGCGCCAGCACCAATATTTCCACCTGTAACAATCATGCCTGGAACAATACCGTTAGTACCAGCAGCATCTGTAACAGTAAGCACGATGCTTCCTGAGGGACCTGTAGCGGTACGAGTAGCCGCTAGAGTTGCGGGCGCGTAGTTGTTATAGAAGATTTGGTTAGGATTAAGAATCGCATCAATACGGAATTGTCCGTTTGTTGTAACTCCAATAGAGTTTAGCTGCAACTGCATACGGTTAGTCAATTCTCGGATACCGAAGTTACGAGCAATACCGTTATCTACAGATGGAGCTAGACGAAGGGCTAGAAGTGGACGAGTAACACCCGCTGCCACGTTAAGAAGCTTTGTCATACCACCAGTAAAGATGAAGTTCTCATCGTTATCGAATCGACCATCCATGATTACAGAAGAACCCCAGTGGCTGATGATAGGTGCACAGTTCTGAGTAATTGACTGAACTGCTACCTGAGCATCGTTACCAACACCTGTAATAGATGAGTCTGGTGTAAACGCTACAGGTGTAGTTGTTCCACTAAAGGTAAACGGTGTGTCAGGATATACGTTAGTAATAGAGGCGCGACGCTGAGCAATCGTAATTGGGTATCCACGCTTAACTGGGTCAAATGCACCGATAGCTGAGTAGCGCATAATTTCACAGTTAACAGCATCACGAACATATAGGAATCCTGAAGGTGGGAAGTTACGACCATCTTCTACGTACATAACGGTATCGTTTGCACCTAGCTGAGAGCCTAGGGCACCTGAAGGTCCCGCCACCATCTTTGTAAAGATAGATGGGTCATTAGAAACTTCGTAACGAGCAGGTAAGTTACCTGAACGCTGGTACGCGCTGTTGTTAACGTTGTTCATTGGAATTCTGTGGCAGAAGAAAATCTTTCCATCAGGGCCGCGCATACCAAATCTAATAGTTCCTGCACCGTACCATGTGTAGTCGATGTAAACCATCTGCATACGACCTACGTCCATCTTGTAACCAGATGGGCCTTCTCCATCAAACTTATCAACGTTCCATTCATTTTGAGGGAATCGGTCACTTTGTGTAATTAGATAGCGAGTACGGTTTCCTGTTGCGCCGCGATACGCTGGGGAGATATTGAGAGATGTAGCGCTATTGATAGCGATAACCTTGTAAGAAGAGCCCTTAATAACAATAGCTTGACCAACAACTAGCTGCTTACGGAACTGTGTATTTAGACCAGTCACGAAGCTAGAGTTCTTTACTACGTTTACGCGACCAATACCCTCTTTTTCAGAGTGACGACGGACTGCGAACATCTTCTGACCGTCATACTCAAAGTAGAAACCGTTTTGGTCATCAAACATACCGCAGCGTGTAACAGCGCCGAACCATTTACGAGCGTGGACGTA